AAACATTGAAATAAATGAATAATAATGCTTCCAACAATCACAGAATTAAAGAAGATTGCAAGACAAAGAAGTGCATTATTAAGGGCATCGGAAAAAGGTCTGCTGGAAAGAACAGCGACACTTGAAAGGAAGCTGAACACATACATTCTAAATACTTTGATTCCAAGCCTTGATATAAGGAACAACAGAATAACAAACACGAACAGGAACTTAAAAATAATTAACAATCCAGCAAGTCTAAAAACATTTATTAAGAACGTGGTCAATGCAGATTTATACAAGTATTATAATAATCAATTCAATCGCTTGAATGATGCCACAAGCTTGTATTATGACAGATTTGCACCAACAAAGGCAGCCACTGAAAAGATATATAATAGAGCAAGTACAATTTCTTCTGGATATGTTGATGAATTGTTTGACAATAATGACATTGTGCGCCAAGTACAAAATTCAATCAGAGCAAACATAATTGCTGAAGCAAGAGTGAGTGATGTCAAGTCTTTAATGACTGAAGTTATCAAAGGAAGACAAAACAAGTTTGGTGCAATCACAAGTTTTCATTATAAGAATGGCTTTGATAGTTTTCAGAAATATTCAAGAGGTCTTGATGAGCAGTTCAGCAAAACACTGAAGCTTAATTATGCAATCTACGCTGGTGGCGAAATAAAGACCACAAGACCTTTTTGTGAAGAACGTGCTGGTAACGTTTACAATCGTGAAACGATCCTTGAATGGAATGACCTTGAATGGAGTGGTAAAATTCCAGATGGCAACATCTTGACTGATTTGGGTGGTTACAATTGCAGACATGACCTTGACTGGATTAGCTTTGAACTTGCAAAGCGTATTGATCCAGATATTGAGAAAAGTAAATTTGACAAATAATGGCAGTCTATAAATACTATATTGACAACAAAGAATATACACCTGACAACACTGGTGATTTTACGCTTGATTATACGTTAAGTCGTGAAGGTGGTTCTTATCAGTATGTCAAAGACATCAATGGAACTGTCAATTATACTGGTGCAGTGTATGACTACATTCTTGCAAATGGCGATGCTGAAAAGATTTTATTCAGCATTGAGGAGTATAGCAGTGAAGGAACTTTTATTGTTTATGAAGGCTATTTCACAAACCGAAATTGTGTTTTCAATCCAGATAAAAAAAGCGTTAAAATCAAGCTGAAGCATGACAGCTTTTACAATTGTTTGCTTGATAATTATGACAAGACTTTCAACATTCTTGGAGCCAGTACAATAGTCAATTCAGTATGGAAAAATGATTTAAATTTTTATGAATTTAAAGTTGTCACAAGTCTTGGTCAAGATACATTTTTCAATTGCAACTTAGGTTGTGGAGGTTCACCAAATGGTGCTTTTCATCCAAATTATTATGTATTTGTCAGAGATACAAGAACAACATATTGTCAAGGTGGTGAACCACAAGCACCAGCTGGAACTGCACCACATCAATATGACCTTTTATTTGATAATTGTCAATCAAATAATACTGCAAAATTTTACAGATGTCCACCGAATCCATTGTATCAACAAATACCATGCACATCTTTTGGTTATACATTTTGCACTTTACCATGTACATCAACACCACCACCAGTCACAGCAGCAAATGAAGATTGGTATTTGATGGCTACATACATAGATTATACAGGAACACCAACATTAAGGTCTTTCTGGATCGACAGAAATGTGTTTCAAACATTTACCGAAACTGATTTTGACAATGGAAGACTTTTAACTGAAGTCATTAATCTTGGCTTGAATAAAATATGTCCAGAACTTGATTTACAAAGCCAGTTTTTATACAATGAAACCAATCCAGTTACAGGCAACAATCCGAGCAGCACAACAGATTTACAGCTTCATTCATTAAGCGACATAAAAGACCCAACAGCAACTGAAGAAGCAACACTTGAAGAAGTTACATTGAAAGAGTTGCTTGAAAGTTATATCAGTTCAAAATTAAATTGCTTCTGGCGTGTTGATGAAGGCACAAGAAGATTGATTATTGAACATTATAATGACCTTAACAATCAAGGCGTTCTTGACTTGACAGCGATCCAGTCTGGTGAATATACAAGACTAAGAAATGAATATGAATATGATTTGACTGATATACCCAGAGCAGAGGAGTTTCCAAGCTTAGATTTCAGTATTGATTTCACTGGCGTTGATATAAATTATAACAATGATGTTGCTGAAGGTGTGAAATCTTACAACACATCAAAGTTTTTCAGTGAAGTAGAAAATATTTATTCAAATCCAGCAGAGTATGGAACAGATGGCATTGTAGTCATCACACCAGATTCACTTGCGCCATCACAATCTGGATTGAGCATTTCAGCACGTTCAGAAAATGGTGCTATTACTGGCGATTATTACCCAAATGTACCACAAGGAATGGCAAACCTTCATGAAAAATTTTGGAAGTATTACAGACCATTTCCACAAGGCGAAATGAACTTTGTTGGTCAAGGGTTCAGCAAGTTAAGACCAGACAAAAAGCTTGAACAAATATCTATTCCTATAAGGTCATTTTTCTTTTTTGCACCTTATCAAAGGTTTATTGGAAACAGCTTCACAAATGGTCAATTGCAGACAGCTTCATACAATTTAAAAACAGGAATGATTTCATTACAAATAAATTTCTATGAGTAGTATAAAAATATTCAACAGAGCGACAACATCAGCACAAGGCAGTGGCTTACCATTTTATGAAAATATTAGTGATTGTTTCAGCTTTCAAAACAATGGCTTCAATTCTGACATTGGTTTGTGGCGTGTACCTGTTGACAAAGTGCCGACATTTCAAGTCTTTGTTGATGAACTATATGACACAATCCAAAGATTTGTCTGGTATGAAACAAAAGGTGAAAACAATTTTACAGGCGTGACATTTACACCAATTGCAAGTGGTGGTTTACAAAGTACTGCTGTAACTGTCAATGGAGTAAAGAAGATTGTATGGTCAAGCTTTGATACATTTAAGCTGATTCCAAACGCACCAGAAGGAAGGTATCAAGCGGAACTTTATTTATATAATGCAGCAAATCCAGTGATAAGAAAGACAATTTGGAGTGAAGAATTTGTTGTTTCAGACTGCTGTTAATTATGGATTTTTTAGAATTTGCCACAAGAATAAAGATTTTGATTGATGATATAAACGCATCAAGGGAAGAAGAGTCAGTGCTTATTGGTCAAGAACTTAGAACGCTTGTAAGAACAAGAGTTCAGAACCAAAAAGTTGATTCAGATGGCAGTGCTTTTGGTCAATATTCAGAAGCACTTTTGCCTCAATGGTATTTTTATGGTAAATCATTGAATTTAAGTGCAGATAAAGAATTGCACACTGGTGACTGGTTTATTTCATATTCTGATTTTAGAGAAATGAACAACTTAAATACAGGCGATATTAATTTTACTTTTACTGGTGACATGTGGCGTGAAACAGGAGTGGTTAATATAGAAAATACTGGTGATTCATGCACTGTTGAAATAGGTGGTCAAACACCAAGAGCGCAAAACATTCTTGAATGGCAAGAACCAAGATATGGAAACATTCTTGAAGCCAGTGAAGACGAAAGAAGGTTTGTTGAAGAAGCGCACCTTGAACGAATAAATAATAAAATAAACAGATTACTTGGATGAAAATAAAATACTTAATTGACACGATATTAACACCAAAGCTGACTGCACTTTCATTTGTTGATAGATACGCTTCAATAGTCAGAACCATTAACTTTGGTCAAACAGATAGTGGCATTGTAAAGCGTTATCCAGTGGCTTGTGATGTAAGTGCAGCAGATTGTGAAAACACTGGCTTATATCAAGATTTAGTGCCTAATGACAGCAAATATAGTGTGGTCTATTGGGAAATGATTTCACCAATGACCAATCAAGGCTTCACAAAGACAAATGACTTTTATCAGAAGAAGTTCAGAGGCACTGCAAGACTTGTTGTTTGGCTTAACCTTGCAAAGCTTGGTATTGAATCTTGTACTGCAAGTCTTGAATTGATTCCAATTTTAGAAAAAGAAATCACAACAAAAGGCAAAATCAGTGGTGGCGTTTTTGATGGCAACCATATCTGGATCCAACCAAGAAACATGGTCAAGCAAGACATCAATATTGTCTTTGGTGGCTATGACTATGACAAGCTTAAAAATTATTATCTATATCCATTTGACTTTTTCGCCATTGATGTTGAATTCACTATGGAACAATGCCTTTCAAAAGGTGGCACGTTCACACTTGGCACTGCACTGGATTGTCCAAACGAAATTGCACCAACAGTTCAATGCAAGTCGCTTGATTTTGATGGCGTGAATGAGCGTTTAATTACAGCTATAGAACCAGTATTGAATATCGAATGGAGTACACCATTCAGCATTGAAATGTGGCTGAAATTAGAAAGTGATGCAACAAGCTTTCAGCCAATATTCAACACAAGAATTACGAATGGAAATGGTATATATATAAGAAGACAAAAAAGCACTGGTTTTATTCAATTTTTACTTTATGGAACTGCTGGTTCAGTTGTACTTACTGGTGTTTATGGTCAAACTGCTTTCACAATTGGAAGTTGGCATCATTTAGTGTTTACGTCAGATGGAACTGGATTAGAAGCTGGTCTTGAAATATATCTTGATGATGTACAGCTTACAAAAGGCAGTATTGGAAGCAATAATGTTAATACAGGAACAATGCTTGATCCAAATATATTCTTGGAATTGATGAATGCTCAAACACAATATGCTGATGGTAGATTGCGCAATTTAAGAATGTGGACAAATAGAGTTTTAAGTGCTGGAAACGTGAATGCTTTATGGCATGATGGCAAATACAGAATGACAGAACCACATGCAAGTGACCTTATATTGAAATATGATATGGCTGACGCTGTTTGGAATGGAAGTGAGTTTGACATTGCTGACCAAACTGGATTGACTGCTGGTTTAGTTTCTGAAAATATGGAAGCTGAAGACTTAGTTGATGACTGCCCTTAAAAATTATAAACATGGAAGAAAACAGATATTTTATTATTGATGCCCAGGATCCTAATCTTGACCAAATTCTTGCTGTTGTTGTAGGCACTGCACAAAGCCAAAGGTATTCACTGGATGGTTTGCAGATTGTTGTCAAGCTTCACAAAGGCGATACAAATGAATATGAATTTTTAAGTCAGTATCAAGAGTATAATCATGGCGAAATCATTTATGTATTAAGCAGTCCACACTGGACAGAAAACATTGAACAGGATGCTTGATATATTATTCATAAAAATAGTAATTTGTTCAGCGTGTTTTGGCTGGATATGGGTAAATAAATTGACAGCAAATTATGGCTTGTTTGACTGGCTTCCAGCTTACTATCCAAGTGTATTAAATGAAGTATTGCAGTGTTCATTTTGCACTGCTGGATGGACAAGTATTGTTGCTGTTTTATGTTTATTTGATTTGAGCGTTTTTAATACTTATCTTTATCTTATAAATGCGCCATTTTGCACCATGATAATGGTTGGCGTATTGGATAAAGTTCAATATATTTCATATAAATAAATTAGCACAAATGAATGATGTATTACAAGAAAATTTTGATGAAGTTCTTGCAAAGTTTAAGGTCATCAACAAGCCAAAAAGCTTGATAAAAGATGGCAAGTTTGAAACAGAATTTGAAGCAAATGGTGTCAAGTATCGTGTTATGCCTCCAGACCAGATTTTCAACATTGACAGACAAGTGGCTTATCACAACATTGAAACAGCATTTGCATTGAATCAAACACCAACAAGCATCAAGAAAAGATTCATTGAAACGTATAACAACATAATACGTTTAATGAAAGCAACTGGTGATGATTGGCAAAAAACAATGGACAGGCTTTTGCGTGATTGCTTGAATAACGTGGACAGCTTCAAAGGTGAATTAACAAGTCGCTATCCAGCAGCTTATTACATTTGTACACTGTTCATAATTCGCGAAGGTGAAGACTTGAACGCATGGAGTTTTGAACAGGCTAATGAAAAGATTGATGACTGGGTAAAAGAAAACTTGAATGCTGTTGATTTTTTCGGCTTAGCACTGGCAATATCCAACGAATTGCAAGAGATTTTGAAAGAAGAGTAGGTGGTTATTTGCGTTCTAAAAATGTCAGTGCATCACATAGGTTTTATAATGTTAGGATCGTGAAAGGTAAAGTAGCATATAAAGATAATCTTGAAACG